GAAATGGGCCAGCCCCGAATGGACAGACAAGCGCGAGGGCTTCCTACGACAGCAATGGGCCAACGTTGAGGAATCAGCGTGGCGACGCGAGTACCTGAACCAATGGGTAATTCGGTCGGACCATTGGCTTAAGGATTCTGCCTGGACGGGAACCCTCGACCCCGACCTGAGACTTCCCGAAAAAGCAACCTGGTCTATCGCGGTCGAATGTGACTTTGACGGAATGGGCCACGCAGTCGCTATCGCTGCTCCCCTCGAGGACGGCAACATAGGCGTGAAAATGACAACTCATCGCACCATGCCTGAGGTCGATGCCCGGCTAGCTGAGATTCGCGCAGAACATCCCACGGTCTATGTCCAAGTAACCCCCGGCTATGTCGACCGGCTTAAAAGCCCATTCGACACGCTCGTGGGACAACGTGAGGCCGCAGCTGCTACCCAAAACCTGCTGGACCTATTCGACCGCAAGGCCCTACGGCATGACGGCTCCCAAGTCCTACAGGAACACCTGGCTAACTCGACAGTAAGCCGTAGGCAAGGAGGTTGGGTGCTCACGGCCCCGATGGGTCGCGGCGGTGTTTACGGTGCAAGGGCTGTCATGTTCGCAGTCGCTCAAGCCTCTAAGACCCCTAGGCCTCTTGCCATGATTAGGACACGCCGAATGCGCTAGCGAGCCAACGTCATACGTTCGTGGTAAAAGGTCTACACTTGCAACGTGGCGTTTCCCCGTTCACTCTCTATCGTGCGGGGCCAATCCAAGATAGCCGAGTCTCTTGGGACTCCCACTAAGGCTGAGGATTCGGCTCCGCACGTTAGGGAGTCAGGTGGTAGTTGGCTCTTGCGTTTGACCCAGTTCCCAGCGGGTGCGCAAGTCTCCCGTGATGCCGCCCTCCAAGTCCCCGCGCTAAACAAAGCCCTCCAGACGTACACCAGGGCAATCAGCGCTTTCCCGCTACGCGAATACGTCGGACTGGACGAAACCGTGGCCCGAGACTTCCTACGTCAACCAACGCCCGGCCTGTCATATTCCGCCCTCATGGCACGCACCATCCAAGATCTCCTCCTGTATGACCGGGCCTATTGGCAGGTCACGGCACGCAGCTGGGACGGCTTTCCATCACAAGCCGCCCGTTTGATCCCCGAATACGTCACCGATCCGCTATACCCTTGGGACCGTCCGCCCGTCGAGGTCGATTACCAGGTCTGGTACAACGGCGTACCCGTACCGGCCCGTGACCTGATCCGCTTCGAAGGCGACGGAAACGGCGGGTGGCTGGTCACCGGGGCAACCGCGATCAACACAGCTGCAGCTCTCGAGGCCGCGACGCAAAACATGGCAACCATTCCCATGCCAGCCACGATCCTAAAGAACACGGGCGCGGATCTGCCAGCCGAGTAGGTCGACGCGCTACTTGACGCTTGGGAAGAAGCCCGAACAAACCGGGCAACCGCCTACCTAAATTCCACCATCGACACAAAGACCATTGGAATGAACCCGAACGATCTGCAGCTGGTGGAGGCCCGCGAGGCATCAGCCAGGGCAATGGCACGCCTAGCCAACATCGATCCGTTGTTTGTGGGCGCTGGTATCCCCGGCGCATCACTCACCTACACAAACCGAGTGGACCTATACCGGGGACTATTGGACCTTAGCCTCACACCCGTAATGAACCTTGTTAGTCAGCGTTTATCAATGAATGACATTACGCCTCGAGGCCACACCGTCACATTCGACACATCCGTTTTCCTGAGGTCCAACACAGATCAGGCCGTGGCACTTATCAAGGAAATGCTCCCGGCTGGCGTTATAACCGTGAACGAGGCCCGAGACATCCTCGACCTACCAGACCTCATGTCCATCGACGAAAACCCGGGAGTTATCTAATGCAGACCCTTCAACTGGAATCCGAGTTCATTATTGAAACGCGTGAGGATTCCGGCGACATCGCCGCCACTTTCTACGGCCGCGCCGTCCCCTACTCCACAGAAACTCAAATTGGCGGGGTACGTGAATCGTTCGCCCCGAACGCTTTCGATACGGCATCCGTTATCGGCAAGCCCATTGCGTACCGCCACGGGGAGCCCATTGGCGTCATCACTGGTGCGACGAATGAGGCTGACGGGCTTTACATCGATGGCAACATCGTCAACACGGCTCTGGGACGCGACGCCGCCACCCTGATGCGCACAAAGTCAGCCAAAGGGCTTTCCGTCGGATTCACTCCAACCAAATCCGTCTGGTCTAAAGCCAAAGACGCCGTAACCCACATGGCCGCCACCTTGGCCGAAGTCAGTGTTACCCACATGCCCGCCTACCCGACAGCCGGTGTAAGCGTGATTCGAGAGGAAAAGGAAATGTCAGTTGAGACCGTCGAGGTTGACGCCACCACGGCGGCGACCGCAGACATTGAGGCCCGTGAGGCCATTGCAGATGTACGCCGAGAGGTTCACGAGCTTGCCGCTAAGGCTTTCGTGTCCGAAGCCAAGCACGAACTCGCCCAGTTCCGTTCGTTCGGTGACTACCGTATGGCGGTCATGTCAGGCGCGGTCGAGAACCGCGCTCTCTTTGATCAGGTAACGGACAATAACCCCGGCGTCCTGCCCCCAAACTGGTCATTCATCGTTCGCGGCATCTTCGATCTGGGCCGCCCCACGGTCAACGCTTTCGGCGTCGAGTCAGCAGGCACCAGCGGCACCACCATCAACTGGCCCTACTGGACCGGCGACCTGACCGAGATCGTGGCCGAACAGGTCGACGAAAAAGACGAGATCAACTCGGTTGAGATCAGCATCCTCAAGGGCACCGCGACCCTCAAGACGTACGCAGCTGGCTCGGACGTGTCATACCAGCTGCTGCAGCGCTCCAACCCGTCCTATGTCGACGCACACAGCCGCATCATGCTCAACTCTTACGTTCAGGTGACCGATATCGCGTTCGTCGCAGCCGTCTACGGCGCTCGTACCCCGTACGCCTATGACATCACCACGGACACGGATGGCTCAGACTTCCGCGAAGCCGTGTTCGGCGCATCGGTGAACGTCCAGACCGCGACCGGCATGCCCGCCGAGTTTGTCCTGGTGTCGCCTAACGTGTTTAAGAAGATCGGTGGCTGGTCCACGTTCTTCCCGAGCAACTACGGCACGTTTAACGTCTCGGGTACGGCAGTCGCCAGCACCCTCGGCGTCAACGTGTCCGGCCTCCCGGTCATCCTGGACCGCAACTTGGGCAATAACCTCATCATCGTGTCAAACCGTGAGGCTGCTCGTTGGATCGAGGACGGCCCGCGCTTCGCGCAGGTCGAGAACGTCGCCCAGCTGGGACGTGACGTGGCTATCTACGGCTACGGCGCCTCGCAGATCATCTCGAGTGCTGGCATCATCAGCCTCGAAGATTTCTAAAAACCGCTGAGATAAGGCAGGGGACCGACAATGGCGCTCGTAACAGGCGAGGAACTAGCAATCGCGCTAGACCTCGACTACGAGGACGAGGTTACAGCTGCGACACTTGACCAGGTCGCAGCAGCCTCAGATGACATTGTCGGTTCCCTCCTCACCACTGGGGCCTACGAGGAGGAACCACCGGCCTGCAAGGAAGCCGCGCTATCGGTCGGGGTCGAGATGTTTCAGGCACGTACCGCAGCGGGTGGACAGGCCGTAAGCACTGACTTCAGTGCGGGGCCATACCGGCTGTCCGTGTGGCTTACGCGTAGGGTGCACGCACTCATAATTCCGTACGCCAACGTAGGCGGGCTTATCGGATGACAGCCCTCTCGACCGAGGCCCGCCAGGCTATCGTTGCGTCCCTCAGCGGGCTCGGAATCCGTGTTTACAACTACGCCCCGCCGGTGCCATCTCCACCCTGCGTAGTGGTAATCCCAGATTCGCCGTGGATTCGTCCAACGCGCATTGGGTCAAACCTCAACTATGAGGTGCGGTGGCGGCTCCTCCTGGTCATCAGTCCGAGGAAAAATGACGCCGCGCAGCTCGACTGCGAGAACTACGTCGACGCGATCCTTGACGCCCTGCCACCTAACTACTTGTGTACCCTCGTCGGCCAGCCACAACTGACCGACACAGGGGCGCAAGGTACCGTTATAACAACCGAAATAAACCTCTCAGCAAACATGAAGGAGTAGACATGCCCGCCGTCCAGATCACCGGGGCCCAGTTCACCGTCACGGTGGGCGCGGTCGCCTATTCAGCGCAAGTAACCTCAGGAACCATCACCACGACCCCCACGGTTACCCGAACCAAAACACTTTCAGGTGTCGCGTTCGATCAGACCGACCTCAACTCAACGCTAGCCA